AAAGGACACACGCAACACGTGCGGACCTGGAAATTGGTGGCTCCGAGCTTCCAAATGAAAACCCAGACTCCCGAGTGTTGAACCCGCTCATAGCGGAGTTCGTAGCGTACACAGTGATGTGGACACTACGACACTCTCCGGAAGGAAGTAAACATCCTTCGGAAGGTCGAGATATTTGACTATCCCGGCCGCCCAGTAACTGATCTTATCAGTCATGGACACGACGTCTACCGGATGCACCGCTTGGTAGACACCGTCGTAGCACTTGAGTAAATTCCGCTCAAGCCTACGCTCTCTTGTCTTCCACGGCAGGGTATCGTAAGCCCTGTCTTGGTAAGGGTCCTCGCCGTGTCGGCGTGAGACCTCAGGAGCAAGCATGTTCCTGAACAAGTAAGGACGATCGATTACATTGATCGCATCGTCGATAGTGGTCAGTCCATTGCGCTTCGCAATGGTGACCTTGTCCGAGAATCGGAGATGACTCCAATCCTCGTCCGGCACTCCAGCTAAAAGTTGGAGTCCGGAGTCGTCAACACCGAGTGTTAACTCGGCATTGGCGAGAATCTCCTTAACTTGGTCCTGGACCACGTTTGAGGAAACTCCCCGCGCACGCGCGTTGGTGGCAAAAGTTGCCAAACACCGACGAGCGAGCAGGTTATGAGATCCATCAAAGGCTTCTTTGATGGCTCTCAGGTGCACTCCAGGAAGATCCTGGAATGCGGCCTTCAATTCCGCTCTGGAGCGGTGAAAGGCCGGAGACTCGACACCTCCCAGACGAACTGGTAGGTACCGTACCCCTAAGGACGCGGGAAGAAAAGCTTCCATCCTTTGCTCAAAACGGGCAGAGACCATGGGAACCATGGCCTCAAACCCACCGCCGAGCCAGGCGAGCATGCCTCGCATCTGGCGAGCCTTGCCAATGGCAGGGTTCGGCTCGTCTTTTCCCTCGCACTCCTTGGCGCAAGGGGAAAGAAGCCTCAATTTCATCGCATCGATGTGAGGCGTCTCCAAATAAGGACGTTCAGAGAGAGGTTTTACCTCTCCCCAAATGTTCTTAGCTTGGAGTCCTACTGTGAGGTACATCTCCTCACAGTAGAACGCACCTACCGAACTTAAGAAGTTCTGGGACCATGAAACGGACATTCCGTTCAATGCATGGTTCTGCGTAATACGCAGAAGGTAACTCCTTGGGCCCTGGGCGATATGATCGTCCCCGGAGCAGGCGAAATGCCGCCACTTGGCAGCGACAGCTCCCCTTGAGTTTGACAGAAAGAAGAGAAACTCTTCGTCTGTCGCTTCCAGCATACCATGCTGGTAGCGTATGAAAGCCTCCCACTCTGCACAAATATTGTGCAGTGTCAGGACTAGCTTTGCACCCGGATCACCCATTAGGATGCCCCGTGTAGTGATCGAATCGAGAAAGTTCTCGAAATCGGTCTCATAGCAGCGGCTCGAGCAAAGTAATCGAGTCGCCGCACTCAGATATGGGCTACTTTCGCCCAGACCTGAGATGAATCCTTCAACCATTTCAGTTGAATACTCATGCGTACAGAAATCTGTCGCAGTGGTGAGGTCACTACTTAAGTTGTAGGTCCTCTCGGATTCACAAGGTCCTGCATTTCGCAGGCCCTTGACCCATTCATATAACTGCCACCCGCGGGTCAGACCCGCAGTGACAGATGGGTGTAGTTTAGCCAAACCTATCAGGTGATGGCTGAACGGTTGCAGGAAGATTGTAAGACAATCCTCTGCTACAGTGACGACCCGGGACTTAGCCCCGGGCTCACCGATCGCACTAGCTCTAATGCTCGGTGCGACTGGGCCCTTCCTAAGAAGGTCCTCCGACTTATGGACTGTACCTGAAAGAATCTTATTCTTAAGGCACTCTTCGATTGACCACTGCAGAAGCTGCAGGCCGGTCGCATCGTCAAGTCCGTAAAGTGGATCCTCGTATTTGAAATTTTCAAAATCAAGGATCATGTTTTCGGCGCTTTCACCGAATTCGTGATGGGCCTCGTGTACAGGTTCTTTCCTGCACATGGTAGTCCACCGCGGCCTCCCTTTCACAAGGTGATAGGGGGACCCGAACCAGGTCTCTAGTAGAACATCCTGGTCCGAGATTTCCGTGGCCCAGTTGCGGAATTTTACCGCAACTTCGGCCGCTCTGCCACCGTCCTTAACTGGCGAGTCTAGACTTGCCGAGGACGTTAACGACAGATGCCCTAAGGATTTAAAATTCCTAGGACGGCGTTCCGCCACCGACTGTCCAAAGAGGACAGACAACCTGCGAAGAATCTTCGCACGTACCTCGGTGACGGCCGGCCTGGAGGTTAAAGTCTCAGCGTGCTTACGCAGAGATGCCTCACGGGTCGACTTTCCACCAGCCGGGAAACCCCTGCTGGTGACGAGGTGAAGGAGGCGAGTTGACTCAGCCTTCGACACCACGCCGCGATGCCATGGCTGAACTAGCCATGGGCACAGCTTACACCATATCGGTGGAAGCTCCGAGAAATTATCTTTCTCGTCGCCGAACCCAGGAAAGTCCTGTGGAACATCGGGGAGGTCCGTTTCGGAACGGATAGCCTTCCACTTAAGCAGTGCAGCGAAGCGCTTCCACTGTTTTGTAGCATGATCCGTATTGTATACGGCCGTGCTATACGCCCACTTCATCAATTTGATGAACTCAGGCATTTCTCGATACTGGCGAACCAGCTCGGGAGTTGACATGATAAGGTTATCTTTAACACATTCAACAAAGTTGCTAAGTCTCTTAAGACCATAGCTGTCCATCGTCGAGATTTTCTCGACAATGGAATCCTCGACAAACGGAAGAACCTTCCGTATGCGAGCTCTCCTATTGGGCATGGATTCCCATTTCCCGAAGGAGCCAACTGACGAAACCAAGGGTTTCGGCAGATGGACGTCCAACGCCCTGGAAAGACCCAGGAAGTTGGTACTGGGGTCTAATGACCCCGAAAGATGATTGTGTGGTAACACATGATCCTTCGTCATGAACGAAGCCGAAGCCACGGTGCCGAGGATCTTTC